TGTAACTCCCCGCCTCAATAGCGCGCAACAACGCCAGCTCGCGGTCAAAGCAGGCCTGGACATGCTCGCGCACTGCCGTCGCGATCGTGACCAGTTGCGGCGCGTTCAGCTCGACAAACCCGGCAGCGGTTTTCCAGTTGCATGTGTAGGCCGGATCGAGAATCGCCGACACCGCCGCCCCGGCAATCAAGGCCTGGCCATCCCGGGTGGTGTCGATGACAGAACCCTCGACGGTGATGCCCACGCCTTCGCGCTTGTAGCGCTCGCTGGCAATCATCGCCGGATAATCTGGCAGGACTACCGGCAATGGTTGTTTAACCACTGCACCATCGACTAACCGCCAAATACCATCCCTTTCTTTGAAGGTTGCAAACCACAGCGCATCAGGTAGAACAATTGCTTCTTCAGGAACGGCCCCATGGACATTGGAGTCATACCGCCCGGTAATTTCTCCGGCCTCGTTAAACGTCGCGTACTTCATACTCACACCTCAACGCCCCAGCGCCACATAGTTGTATTGCGCCGCTGCCGGCCCAAGGTTGCGAACGGTCATGTTTGTAGGGCCCGCGGTTTTCACCTGAGCCACATACACACTGCCCACAGCCATATCAGTGGCTGTATTCGCATAGGACAAAAGGACTACAGGATTAATGGTGAAAGCAATGGGCCACGTGTGGAGCGAGTTGGTCCCAGAACCAACAGCCCCTGTCGTTCCCCATTGAATGATTAGGCCGCCCAGCCAACTAGGGAAGACGATATAACTGACTGAACTTGCCCCACCTAAACTGGCCGAAAAGCCCCAGCGCAATTTCTTAGGCGTCACCATCGTTGTGTCATCGGCGCCCGCATCAGTAAGAGCCTGTGTGGCGACTTTGGCCGTACCTTGATTTAGCTCTGTTGCTTGCGCAGCCAAAGCAGCCAGCACGGCGATATCAATGTTTCCCTGATTGATCGGCGCGTTCCAGGCCTTGATGCACCACATGACCGCCAAGTTGCGAGGACGTGTTTCAATGCCACCGGTATTCACCGTGTTCAAGACGTTAACCATTTGCATGGCATCGCCACCGTTGACGTTTGAAATAAATGCACCAGCCGAAATAGCTTGCTGATTTCCATTTACTACTGCGGAAGCAACTCCACCGGCCGGATCCATAGTTGCGCCAGTCCCATCAAAAAAACGATGGTTATGCGCCTTCAGCATGTCCGCTTGATAGGTGCCAATATCACGCCCAGCATCAACGCCCCGCCCATGGTCCCAACCGCGTAGGAACTCGCCGCGCGATTCCGGCAAACGGAAGTTACCGGCACCCTCATCGCCCTTGTTGAAGGTCGTCCCCAGATAAGCCGCCAGATCCGGATAGACCGCGATACTTTTGACACTGCCATCCAACTCAAGAAACCCCGGTGCCGCTGTCCCAATGGGAAACGCCACAGTGGCGCCGACCGGCAGCGCCGAGGCCTGCGCAATCATCGCCTCGATCTGGGCCTTGGTGTAGCTGTCCGTGATGCCCATCCCGGCCAGCGTGCTTGGATTGTCACCCGATACCACAATCCCTCGATCGTTGGTCTTGACCCGAGTCCATTCGCCAGGGGTCTTGTTCTTCGGCAGCACTTCCAGAATGGCCGCGTCAACGTAGGCCCGCGAGGCCAACACAATCGCCGGATCGATCTTGAGCGTGATGTTGCCGGTGCTGGTGACGATGAAGTTCATCCGCACGATTTGCGTGCGGCCCGAGCCCTGCGACAGGATCGGCTTGAAGCTCGGCGCACAGTTGGCCACCGCCACCAGATCGCCGTCCGCGTCGTACAGACCGATTTCGCGAATCCACTTACCGCCCTCATCGGCCGGGATAATCTGCTCGGCGATCAGCACCGCCGGGTTGATCGGATCAATCTTGAGCTGATTCAGCGGCCGGCGCCGCCATTCGTTGATTAGGGTGGTTTGCGCGGCATTGGGGATCGGGTCGGTGTTGTTGGCATCGCCCACGCCCATTTCGGTGATCTTCCAGGGAATGCCGAGCGCGTCGGCGTTCGCCTGCTTGGCCATGCCCACGTTCGTGAGGATGGCGAAAAACTGGGAATTCACATCAATCATGGTAAACGTCCAGGGTGTCTATGGAGTGTTCGCGCCCCACCACGCCAAAGCGGCCCGTGACCTCGATGTCACGCATCACCGGCGGGTAAACGTCGATTTCGTCGCCTTCGTAAAGGGCGACACTGATGTTCAGATTGCCTTGGGTTTCGAGGCTGATCGCCAGCCCGGTCAGGTGCCGGGTCACGGGTTTGGCATCGTCGATCAGGCGCTCCAGCTCCTGATACATTTCTTCGGTGATCCCGGTATCCAGAACGCCGACCTTCAGCGCGAAGGTGCCTGGCTCGCCCTTGGGCACCGTCTTGAACCATTCGACGATTTCGATCAGGTAGCCCAGGGGCTCGACCACCCGGCGCAAGGCGCCGATGGTCCCCTTGTGGGCATGGATGTAGAACGAGGCCTTGATCGCGGCGCGCTTGGTCGCTTCTGGCCACCGGTAATCCCAGCGATCGACCGACCACGCCCATGCCAGATGGGGCAGCAGATGAACCGGACAGGTATCGGCGTTGTAGAGCGTGCGCAGCGGGACAATTGTGCGCTCGTAAAACGTCGCCTCCAGGGCGCGCTCCAGTTGCGTGCTATTGCTGGGCAGCAGACTCCTCATGTCGCCCCCGCCATCGTCACGCTATAGTCGAAGCACCAGGCCGCCTGCGCCTTGGTCGGGGCCAGGTCGACCCAGCCGGGCAACTCGACCCGGGAAACGCCGGCAACGTGCAACTGAGCGTCAATCGCCGAACGCGCCACTTCAACTCCCAACCGCTTGCGCGGGTTGACCCAGGCCGCCAGTCGCTTGGTGGCCTCGGCCAAACTGGCATCCCCTTCAGGGCCGGCGCTGCTCATGTGCAAAATGGCGTCGATGCGGTAGCGGATAATCTCTGCACTCTGCACTGTCACCCAGTCGGTCAGCGGCCGCACATCCTCATCATTCAGCGCCGTGTCCACGACGGCCAACAGCTCAGGGCCGGCCTCGCCTTCCCCCTCCGAACTCAGCACCGTTACCGTAACGCAGCACGGCGTCGGGCTTTCCGCCGTGGCATCCGCCACCAGCCCCGACGCATTACGCGAATGCAGGATGTAGCTGTTACGCGGGCCGGCCGTGGTCAGCCCCTCAAACGCCAACTGGATGCGCTCGCGAAACGGATCGTCCTTTTCCTTGATCTCCGGTACCGGCGGCACCGCTGTCAGATCCTCGGCCTGAATCACCAGGCGCTTCAGATTGTAATTAGCCCCCAACTGGTCGAGGTCGCTGCCAATGGCATGGGCCAGTAACAGCGCCTTGGCGCCGTCGTTGACCCGGGCGCGATTCCCGACCTTGATATACGCCCCGACCTCGATCACTTTGGTGACCGGGTCACTTTCCAGCGTCGCGGTCCAGTTGTTCCCCATGTAGCCGCGAAAGACGCCCAGCCCTTCCTCATAGGTCGCCTCAAAGTCCAGCGGCTCCAGCACATCTGGCGCCGGCAGGGCCGACAGATCCAGCAGGCTCATACGCTGACCTCCACAAGAAAGCTGTCACCGAGGTAGTCGCCGGCAATGCTCAGATTGATTTGCCCGCCCAGCACCGACAGCACGCGCACGCGCTGCAGTTTCAGCCGCGGCTCCCAGCGTTCCAGGGCACGGATGGCTTCCGCTTGCACGGAGCTTTTCCAACCCTCATTGACGGGCAAGTCCACGTAGGAGCGAACCTTGCTGCCGTACTCCGGCCGGTGCCGGCGGCTGCCCAGAGACGTGCCCAGGACGTCGCCCATGGACTGGCGCAGATGCTCGATGCCGGAAATGGGCTGGCCGGTGTGGCGATCCATTCCGATCATCTACATCACTCCTTCAGCGGCTCAAGCTCGGGATGGGCCTTCAGATAGGCGACGGCCTGCTCATCGGAAACGGACACCTCGACACGCCCCTTGGCCACCGACAGCGTGCGATCACTGCCCGGGATGATCAGGGTGCGCGACGTGTACACCTTGTCGCGAAAGGTCAGCAGCAGATCCGCCGGCGACTGATCGGCAGCCGGCTGTTCGGTGGTCTTGGCCATGTTTTCTCCAGGCATAAAAAACCCGCACTGGGCGGGCTGTTTGGAATTGTTGATTAGTGCGTGTGATGGTTGTCGCTGGATCCTGCAGCGAG